AGCCCCTGCCGGAGCTTCGGCACGAGCCGCTGCCCTTGCGCCCGGAAGAACGCGCGGATACTCGGCTCTCGCGTATTCGCCACTTTTCGGATCAGCTTTCGCGAGTTGACCGCCTTCGCATACCGGCCCGCGTAGCCGCGGCCGCGTGTGGTTGCCGAGAGCGCCTTCAGCTGCGGTGGCGGTTCCTGAGCGGGCGGCGGAGTCGCCGCGGGTTCCGGCTCCGGGATCGGCTGATCGACCGGCACAATCTCGACGGTGAAGCTCCGGCTGTAGAAATCGTCCGTCTTCGGCACGGGAATGCCGAGCTCCCGCAGCGCCATGTGCTGGCTGAGAATGCCGGCGCCAAACGCCTGGATCACCCAGGGTGCTTTCGCGTTCCGATCGTCCTGCAGCGCTTCGATGTCGCTCGTGTCGAACTCGAGCGCAAGCCGTTCGCTGCCGGGGAACTCGGCAAGCAGGTCGAGCGACAGGACGCCGTCGAAGCGGGTCCAGAGCGGGATGATCGTCTGCCGGTAGAGCTTCGCCTCGTCGACCTCGGCGTTCGCGCGGCTGTCGCTGTGCTGGAGGCCGACGCGGATCTGCGCGACGCTCGCGGGGATGCCGAACGCCTGGACGATCGCGAGCTCGGAGAGATCGTGCAAATCGACGTAGGCCAGCTCGTTCATGTCGAAGCCGAGCCGGACGATCTCCTTGATCGCCTGCATGTACGCCGGCCGGGTCGCATTCGCGAGTCCGCCGCGGCGAGCGACGAACGCGTCGAGCAGCGCCTCGATCTCGGTCTGCGTGAGTTTCTTCGCCTCGGGGTCGGGCACCAGGCCGTACATCGGCACGGCGCCGGTTTCCATCATGCGCTTGAGGAAGTCGCGCATCTCGTTGGAGATCGCGATCTCACGCAAGCACGCCTCGAGCGGTCCCATGCCGTAGGCCGATCCGTCCGGGGTGTCGGCCCAGGTGAAGACGAGCACCTCTTCCGCCGGTAACTCGAAAGGCGTCGGGATGCGTGGGACGCGGTACTCCCAATCGTGCCGGCCGTCCCGTCGCTTCTTCGCCTTGAGCCAGGCGGACTGGAGCGGCCAGAGACCGATCACGTTGCCGAGCCGGTCGCGTTCCTTCTCGACGACGCAGAAGCCGGCCATCGCCGTCCGGATGCCGATCGCCGACCAGAACGCGGCTTCGTCCATGAGCGGGTTGGGCCGCTTCATCAGGACGCGCATCGGGTGACCGTCGACGTGCTCGCCGTCCTTGGCTTCGTCGACGACACGGACCTTCGCGGTGCCCAGCGCGTGGGCGATGATGTTGGCGCAGCGATAGACAAGCGCCAGGCGGTTGTACCCGATGTTGGCGGCGCGCTCCGGATCCCACTTGGGCCACGTTGGTTTGGTCTGGCCGATTGGCGGCATGGCCTGGGCGGCGAGGGCGAACGCCTCGACCGGACCGACCGCGTCGAGCGTGGTTGGCGCGGACGCGTGCGCCAACGGAGCGGGAACCACCGGCTCGTAGCGGACAATGGAGCGGATGCCGTCGAAAATGCCCATCAGTGCAGCGCCACCTCCGGCCGGGGATGCGTCAGTGCGTGCCAACTCCAGAAGGCCGCGTCGACCAGGTCGAAGGGTTTGCGCAGCAGGTACCGTCGGAGCCCCTTCTCGAGCGGATCGTGGGTGCCAATCACGTGGATGATCTCGCCACGTTCGTAGGCCGAGAGCATCTGGTTGGCCCGGTGCGCTTTCGGTCCCACCGAGCCCGCCTTCGCCTGCTGAAACTCGAGCATCGGTTCGTCTTCGGGGATCAGCCCTTCCTCGACGAGCTTGCGCCAGGCCAGCTCGTACGTGCTCTCCCACGTGTCGCCGCCCTGATCGGTCTCGACGCCCACACAGGACGCCTTGAGCTCGCGGGCCTTGAGGATCGCGCGCCGCAGCACATCCGCCGGCGAAGTGCGGTGCTCCCAGGAGAAGAGCCGGTAGAGCAGGCCGTCCACACCGAGGCCGTCGGCCTGGATGCCATGGGCGTCGCTCTGGTCGGTGTCGGTGACGGCGGGATCCACCCAGACCTGTACGTCCTCGAGCACGGGCACCTCGTCCCAGCGGCAGTGCCGGAAGACCACATGTCCGAAGATGCCGCCCTTCATCACCGCGACGTCGTGCTGCTTCTCGGCAAGGAACGCCGTCTGCCCCATGTCGTCGAGGTCCGTCTGCAGGTCGGTGAGCGACTTCGCGGGCCAGGTGCTTTCGCCGGCGGTGATGACCGCCTTCTCCTTGCCGTCGACCGCTCGCTGCTCGATCACGAGGCCTTCGATCGCCGGGTGCGGTCCGGAGACGATCCGATCGGCGAGGAAGTCGGCGCGGCCGTCCGCCAAGCGGGCGACGATGCCGTCTTCGTGGATGAGGTTCTGGGCAACGAGCACCGCGGCGTGCGCGGCGCGGGCGGGCAGCAGGCTCTTGGTCAGGGTGGCGATCTTCTTTGTGACGGTGCCCGGTGAGTCGAGCAGTTCGTCGACGTCGTCGACGATGATCAGGTCCGGGCGGTCTTCGTCCACCTTGGCGCCGCGGGCGGCGGTGTCGAGGCCGATCGCATCCAGCGTGAAGCCGTCCGAGGTGCGTAGACGGTTGCGGCGCCAGCCGTCGCTGTTCCCGTACTTGCCGAGCTTGCGCTTGCTGGTGGCTGGGAAGTGACGGGCAAACGCCGGCGACTCGAGCATGCCGGCGACGTTCTTGACGTGGGTGTCGGCCTGGTCCTGGGTGGCGCAGACATAGAGGGCGTACCGGCGTTTGCCCCGGGCGGCGAGCATCGCGGCCGCGACCTCGGTGCTGGTGCTCTTCGCGAAGCCGCGCGGCCAGATGGCGACGAACGGGCGAGCGGGCGTGCCGGCCTCGATCGACCAGACCCACTGCCAGAATGCGACGTGATACGAGGCATACGGAGGCCAGAGGTAGCCGGGGAAGACGGCGGCGATCCAGCCGGCCCAATCGTCGGGCGGCGGCGTGGTCGCCTGCTGACGCCGGCGGATGCGGACGGCGGCAAGGGCGAGGTCGGCCTCGGTGATCCTTACGGCTGCGGCGACCATGCGTCCCATGCCCCCGCGGCGATCGCTTCAGCTTCCTGGATCAGGTCATCCGCCGGGATGCCCAGCTCGTCGGCGAGCTGCTCGGCCTTCTTGCGGATCTGAAGGTTGACGTCAACACGGTCGCCGTATTGATGGCGTCTCCGCCCCTTGAGCAGGAAGATCATCGCCGTCGTGTCGCCGCTCTTCGTGCGATCGATCAGCTTGTCTTCGACGGCATCGAATCCTTCGTCTTGGGCGGCGAGGCACGCGGCATTGAACGCGGGGTCTTCGTTCCGCCACGCCTTGAGAGTCGATCGGGCGATCCGCGCCTTGCGCGCGGCATGGCTGAAGGTGGGCCACTCCCGGAGGGCATCCAAGATCACCTGGTCTTTTTCAGGTGTCCGCTTTGGAGTGTTTGCCATCCGAAACCCAAACCCTTAGGCCGTGTTGAGCCTCGCGAACTCGCCGTGATACCGGCGCGCAGCGTCGTCCCGAACTCGCTTGGCCTCTTCCATCTCGGAAAAATGGCCTAGCGAGACTTTCTTGCCATTCACTCGCAGCTGCACAGCCCACTTGTTGCGGTGCCGATGCCAATAGACGCCGGTTACACCGCTCGTGTTGTTGCGATGCTGAGCGCGGTTCTGCATGTTCTCTGCGTGCGTACAAACGCGAAGGTTCTCTCTCCGGTTGTCTAGGCCGTCGCCGTTCCGGTGATCAACCTCCAATCCGTCTTGGCATTGCATCAAGAGCCGGTGCATAAGCACGCTCCCTGTTGCGCTGTTGGAAATCGCATAGATGCGCTCGCCCTGGTGGAAAATCAGATTCCACCGAAGGGCAGACACCATCGCCGCGTCTTCGTCGTCAACGATCGCAACCCGGCCCGGGTACTTCCGTGAGTGCAGAGGAATTTCGACTGCCAATCTCACCCGCCTTAAATGTCGAAAGCCGTCGCGGTCCAGGGTGACCCGGACACACGACGGCCTAACCGTCCAACTAATTGGGTGAGAGCATAACATGCGGCTTGGACTCTTTGATCACACGTCCGTTCCGCCAGGTCCGCACCGCTCCACAGTGACAGGTGACAATGACGCAGTCAGACCGCCACTCGACCCGGGTTGGGGCGTCGGTGAGGTTCAGCACGTCGATCTGGTCGCGGTCGCGGCCGATGGTGCCGAGGACCGACCGGCAGGCGAGGCAGGACCACGGCCGGGCCAAGCGTCAGTGCTCCGACGTGTCAGGTTTCGCGGCATTCTGTTGCATCCTGCCCCCCTACTCCGGATCCAGATCGCCGGGATGCAGCCCCTGCATCGTGACGAGCGCTTCCGGCGTGAGGTGCTTCAGCGCCCGGCAAGAGCGCACGCGTTCCCACCGCTCCCGGTCGATCACGACGTGCGTCTCGCGGATCGCGGCCAGGACGGCGGCGGGTTGCTTGCCCGGCGTGTTGAGGGCGATCGCACGAAAAACGACGGCTTCGAGGTCTCTGCTGGTCTCACTCATCGGTGCTCCTTTCGGCTGCCTCGATCTCCCGCCACTTGGCGAGCGTCTCAGCCTTCTCCTCCGCGCTGCCATAGCGGAGGAACGACAGGTACTCCTCGACCGTGCCCCGGAACTGGCCGCTCTCGACCATCCAGCGGGCGTGCCTGATGAAGTGATCGGACCTTGTCACATCGCACCCCCAAACATGCTGAGCTGACGGTTGGCCATCTGGAGATCGGCGGGGACGGCCTCCCACGATTCGAGCTGCGCGATCAGGTCACTGCACTGGCGGATGTCGAGCTCGGCGAACGGCACCAGCCAGCGGCGACGGCAGTGGTAGTTCAGCATCGCGGTCGGCAACCGCAGCTTGTCACAGAGTAGGCGCGCCTACGTCACTGTGCGCGGTCATGGTTTCGCGGTCTTCCGCTTTGTCGGCAGGAACTCAATGATGTGCAGCCCGTTCTTATCCAGCAGCGGCTTTACCGGGTGGTAGGTGCCTCTATCCTCGATCTCAAGCGTTGACTCGTGCGTTCGCTCCTGTTGGACCTCGTACGCGATCCAAAGCAGATCACCCGGTTTGAACGCCGGTACGTCTCTGGTACTCACGCCGCCACCAACCCTTCCGGCGCGTCCCACGTCCAGATGCCCAGCTCGCCGCGCGCCGGGATCGGCTCCGGCAGCCGCTGCACGTCGCGCAACAGCCAGCCGTACCGGCCCGGCGTGAAGTCGCCGAACCGGAGTTCCGGCACGCCGGCGCCAAATTCCGCGACGATCTTTGACACGTTGAACGGGGTGAACACCAGGCAATCCGCCAGCACCGCCGTCGCGATCACCTTGCCGCGCGTCTCAGGGAACGCGAACTTCGGCAGCGCGCTGTCCCAGAACCACGGCGAATCCTTCAGCGCCTCGGGAAAGCCCGGACTGCACTTGGCGATGCTCCACTCGTTTTCGGTCAGCCCCTTGGCGGCATGGATGGCGATGCGCTGCCCGATCAGCCAGTCCGGCGCCTTCCAGCTGCGGGTCTCGATCTTCTTTGCTTCGATGGCGACGAGTGTTGCGTAAGGCTCCCTAATGGTTATGCAACGCATTGATTCGTCCTTTCGTGGTAGAATGAACGCAATGACGATGAGTGAAGGAGCGGGGATTGACTGCTGTTGCGTATCTTGCGGGAGTTCTCTTGGGAGATGGCTGGTGCACAGATGGGCCATCTGGATCGATTGGCCTCCGCGTCAGCGACGAAGATTTTGCGTGCGCGTTCGCGGTCGCATTGGAAATCGGGACGGGCTCGGTTACACGACCGCACAAAACCCGAGACGGGTATTGGGAGGTTCGGAACCGAAACGACAGTGGCCGGTTTTCTCAGATCAAGTCGTATCAGCCGGAGACGGACGAAGAGGTTGCCGCGTGGCTTCGTGGGCTTTTTGACAGCGAGGGCAATGCGACCCTGACCCAGAAAAGCGGATATGGAGCGGAGTCGTTCAATCGGTCGGTAGCGTTCTACTCGACCAATATGGAAACGCTTACCAGAGCGGATGCCTATTTGAATCGACTTGGCATCACAACGCGTCTCCGGCAAATGCGTCACAGCGTTGGCCACCTTGGAACAAAACCAACATTCGAACTCGCGGTCCGGCATGACCGCGAGAACTTTCTCCGGTTCGCCTGGCTGGTTGGTTCGAACCTGGCCCGCAAGAGAGCTACCCTTCTGGCGTTGCCGTTGAGCTACCAAGCCGATCCCGCTGAGTCCTGTCGGTCTGCGCAGTTGATCGGCGCAGCCGCGAAGCACCAGCGCACCATTGATGTCACGTTGCCAAGCGTCGTGGAGGGTGTCCGGAAGTTGCTCGCAGATGGCATCAATCCGACGCAAAGAGCTTGCCGGTCCGCCGTGCCGGGGTACTCGTCGATTCAGCGGTATGTCGCTCAGCAAGACCTGATCGACATGGCTCGTGGCATTCGACCGATTGGCGTGACGAAGAACGTGCGCGCTGCGTAGGGTGATCGCCTTCACGCCGTCTTCCTCCCTCGTGCCTGCTGGTACGCCTCGGTGATGCGGCGGAACGTCTCCGCGTCGCCGCCGGCGTCCGGGTGGTGCCGCTTGACGAGATCGCGGTACGCCTTCTCGATCTCCACTTCGGACGCGTTCGGTGCGATCTCCAGCGTCCGCCACCAGCTCGCGCCGTCGGTGCTGGCGGGCAGTGCCTGGAAGCCCTGAAACGCGGCCGAGATGATCTCCCGCACGCCCCATCGCTCGAGGCCCCGCAACGCCCCGACCATCAGTGCCACGGCGTGCAGGTTGTCTTCGATCAGCCGCCACTTGTCGGAGGGGATGCACTTCTGCTCGCCGTTGAGCGTGAAGTAGACGGCGACGCCGGTGTCGTCGATGCGCGGCTGCCGGGCGGCGATCTCGCCGTTCTTGAGCAGGACCGCGTTCGACGAGATGATCAGGTCGCGCCCGCCGAGCAATCCGATCTCCCGCCGGACGCCGTCGCGGGCATCGACGATCCCCGTCTTGAACTTGCTCCACTGCGGCTCTTGGCAACGCGGCCAACCGGCTGGCCAGCACAGCGGGTATGCGGTGATCAGATCGCTCACGCCGCTTCTCCCATCCATGCCAGAAAGGCATCGTACGAGGTCTCCGTTTCGTCGCGCGGCTCCGGCCGCACCGTGAAGCTGTGGAACGTTTGGCACTGCGCCGCCAGCGCCAGCACCGCGGCCTGCCCGGCGGTGATCGATCGCCGCTGGCTCTTGAGTTCGGCGAGCACGGCGCGGTTGCCCGCCGGGTCCAGGATCAGGAGGTCGGGCAGGTCCACCAGCTCCGGCGCGACGTCGGACCGCCGCACGTGGAAGAGGCGACCGTTGCGCATCGCCACCAGGTCAGTGATGGCGAGCTGCATCGCGTCCTCTCGCATCGCGCGTCGGTAGCGAGTGAGCGGGGTCACGTCTTGACTCCAAACCACCGCTGCCACAACAGCACACCAAGCCGAGTTTGCCGGGCGCTCAACCGTGCCAGAGCCTCCGCAACCGCCTCCGGAGCGAACACGACGCCAGGCTCCGTCGGGAACACGATCGCTGGTGTGGGGTTGAGCGTGATCCGCCCGCGTGCCCGCTCGCAGCGGATGGAGCCGAAGAGCTGCAACCCCGTCGCCCGGTCTTGGATGTGGACAACCACCGTGCGCTGGTGTTTTGGCTGAGTCATGCCGCCTTCCACCCCTGGATCGTCGCGTGCGTTGTCGCGAGCCACCGCGCCGCCGTCGACCGTGACGAGAAGGTCCGTTTCGTCGCCGGCTGCATCGGCCACGCGGAAGGCTCCGCCTTGACGTGCCAGCGGCCGGTGTCCGGGTTCTGCCGCACCCATCCGATGACCACGCCGTCGCCGGTTTCGACGCTCAGGTCCGCGTTGATCGTGCCGATGCGCTTGCCGGTCGGCGAGCCGTACTCGAATCGTGATGCGCTCATGGCTTCGCTCCGATCACGCGCGCGACCTTCTGGTACTGCCACGAAGCGAAGAGGTCGTCGAGTTGGTCGGAGACCTCCCCCCGGGTGATCTCCCGTCCATCCCGGAGGAACACCCCCGGGGACCACGGCACTTGTTCGCTGGGCTGCAAGATGCCGAACCGCAGGGCGAGCGCGGCCTGCTTCTCGCTGATCTGCGTCGACGATCGCCAGCTGGCGTCCCGTTCGATCAGCGCACGTGCGCCGCCCTTCCGGGCGATATCCTCCGCGACCCCCTGCGCGTACCCCTGATCGAGGTCTTTCGCGACGACCTCAAGTCGGTCGCCGTCGCGGTAATGGCGCACGACGCTGTAGGAATCGCCATTCCCGGGCACCACGAAGATGCGGGACTCGGTGTCCGGTTGGATCGACCAGGCGGCGACCGCCCCGTTCCGCTTGATGTCGCGCCAGCGCAGCCGGGAGCGGCGGAACACGTCGACATCCTCGGTGACCAGTTGCCCCTCGAGGAACGTTTCCTGCTCGGCCTCATCCTCCGGCGCACCAGCCCTGATTGCGCCGAGGAGCGACGAACCGTCGCCGATCGGCCGGCCGGCCAGCGTCGCAACCGTTTGCAGGTCGTGGCGCTTTGTCACCCCAACCACGTCGATGATCAGGCAGTCCGCTTTGCCGGGACTGGTGCGCAGCCCGCGGCCGGCCATCTGCTGGTAGAGCGACCGTGAGGCCGTGGGACGGGCGATCACCACGCAATCGACCGTGGGCTCGTCGAACCCCTCCGTGAGCACCATGCAGTTGACGACACAGCGCGTCATGCCGCTCTTGAGGCGCGCCAACACCGCACGCCGGTCGAGTGGCAACATCTCGCCGTGGACGACTTCGGTGGGGAGTCCGAGCGAGCTGATCTCCGCGGCGGTCTCGTGCGCGAGCTCAACGCCGGCAACGAAGACGATGCTCTTGCGATCCGCCGCGTGATCGATCACGGCCCGCGCGGTGTGCCACGGCTGATCCGCCGCGACCATCGCGTCCTGCAACGCTGACTCCGAGAAGTCGCCGCCGGTCCGCTTAACCGTGTCGAGGTCGATCGCGAGCATGACGCGCTTGGCGCGGATGTCGCAGAGGTAGCCATCGGTGACGAGCTCCTCGATCCCGACCTGATACACGATCTCGTCGAAGAGATCGTCGAGCCCCTTGCCGTCGCCCCGGTCCGGTGTCGCCGTGACCCCGACCAGGAGCGGCCCGCCGTCCTCACCAACGCCAAGCGCCTCATACACGTTGCGGTACGACTTCGCGGCACTGTGGTGCGCTTCGTCCGTGACGACGATGCTGTAGGGCCGCGACGCGATCTGTTGCAGTCGCTTTCCCGTGCGGACCGTGGGGACCGACGCGACGACAACCGGCGCCCACCAGTCGTTGCGCCCGGCCTGCACGATCCCCACCGCCGCGCCTGGCATGACCATCCGGATCTTCTGCGCCGCCTGGTCGAGGAGTTCTTCTCGGTGCGCGAGGACGAGCGCGTTTCCGCCGCGGTCGGCGATCAACCGGCCAAACACCACCGTCTTTCCGGCGCCGGTGGGCATGACCACCATTTGCCGCCGGACCCCACGATCCTCCGCGTCCCTGACCGCGGCCACTGCCGCCTCTTGATAGGGTCGTAACGCGATCATCATCACCTCACTGCATTGCGATGTGCGGGAGTTGCGCTAGTTGCACGAGTTGCCAGAAAACCGCAGAACTCCGCGCGATTTGGTGATTCCGTCGTCTGCACGAGTTGCGCGAGTTGCGCGACATGCACCAGGCAACTCGTGCAACTACGTCACTCGCATCACTCCGTAACTCCGCAGACTTCTGCGCTTTTCTGTCAACTCGCGCATCTCACGCAACTTTGTCATCATGGTTTGTGCGGCGAGACCGTCATTGCCGCTTCCGGGTCCTGATCCGGCAGGTGCCAGACCCAAATCGCGTTCGCGAGTCCGAGGTGTTCGCCGAGACGCGTGTGCTTGATCCCAAGTCGGCGTTTCGCGCTGTCGATCGCGCGCACGGAGATGCCCGCGCGCTTGGCGTCTGCGACGATCGAATCGCGAGACGCCACCTTTTGATGGGAGAGGTACTGCGTCAGAAACTCTTCGGCCGCGGTCGCGATCTCCTTTTGCTCGTTCGACGCGAGCGCATCCCCGACGAGATCGTCCGCCGAGTCGTGCTTAATTCCGGTCCAAATAACCCGCGCGACGTCGTCGTTCTCTTCGGACGACTCCAACCGGAACCCAAGCGACGGTGGCTCTTTGCCAAGGTTGCCCTTCACCGGCGCCAGCACGCGCGACTCGCGGTCGTCACGGTCGCGTGCCACGAGGAGCCCAAACCGCGCGACGCCGATCACGCCGATCGATCCACCGCCGCGGTAGAGCGCCGATGCGTTCGCGCTTTTGTTCAGGTGCCGGACCAGGATCGCGCTCGCATGCGTGCGCTGGAGGGCGGCCGCAAGCGGGGTCAACGCCGCCCGGATGTCCTGATCGCTGTTGGCTTTGAGCTCCGGATCAATGAAAGCAAAGAGCGGGTCAATCACCACAAGCCCGACATCGAGCTCGCGGATCGCCGTTTCGATCAATGGCACGTCGAGCGGCAACATGACCAAGCGCCGCGCGTCCGGGTCCGGGATGTTCCCTTGCTCGTCCGTGACCGGCAACTCGGACAGGATCGTGATCTGCGAGAGCTCCGCTTTGGCGGCGATCAGCCGGGGCACGATCGTATCGGCCGGGTCGTCCTCCGCGCAGATCAGGAGCACGCCCCGCTCTGGTTGCGGATCTCCATCCGGTAACGGCTCCCCGCGACTCACCTTCGCCGCCCAGTCCATCAGGAGCGTCGACTTGCCCAGCCCGGGATCGCCGTCAAGAATCGTCATCTTGCCCCGCGCGATGCGGCCCCGCGATCGCCAGGCGATCCGCTGGGTTTGCACTTGGTCGGCGCGGATGCCGATCTGGAGCGCCGGTCGCAGCGGCGTGATGGTCGCCATGGACACCGCTTATCTCCGTGCGTAGGAACGTGACCGTGGCGACGCAATCCGCACGATCGCGGGTTGCCCGTTGGGCCGCACCATGTTGGGCTGTGTTGGTTGTTGCACGCGTGCAGGCCGTTCGATGCCGGCCAGATCGCGCAACCGCTCGGCGACGCGCCAGAACTCCGGTTCGTCCCACAGGTGCCGGGCGAGCTCGAAGAGATCCCCGCCGCGTTTGCACCCGAAGCAGTGCCAGAGCCCCTGCTGGTCGTCGAAGTGAAAGCTCGGCGTGTCCTCGTCGTGCCCCGGCAGCGGGCAGCAGCACCAGACGTCGTTGCCCCGCCGGCGTTCGAACTCACCGTACTTGTGCGTGGTCCGGTGGATCAGGTCCGAGACGCGGATCCGTTGCTTGATCTCGGTCCGCTCACGGGCGCGCTCGAGTTCCCGATCGGGCGACTCGTTCGGCCACGCCGGCGCGTTCGGTTTCCCGGCCAGGCGCTTGCGGCGCGTCAGCTCGTCATTGATCTGTCGGAGCGTCCAGACGAGGAAAACGCGCGACTCCGGCGCGAACTGCCAACCCTCCGGGTGCGCGTCGATGTCCGCCAGGTCCCACTGGCGACACTCCCGTTCGCGCAGGAGCGCCGCCGTCGAGAGCGATCGGAACGGGTTGACCGCCCAGCCGTCGCTCATGGCCACACCCGGAAGAGATGAAGGACAAGTCCGTTCGGCAACTGCACCGTGCCAACAAACGATTGCGGGATGTTCTTCACGGCGTCGGGAATCGGGTGTCCAGTTGCAACCCAGACGAAACGAACTGGGCTCGGCTTCCTCCCCTCCGGATGGCTCATCACGGCCGCCCATAGGCACGGCACGCGTCCTTGCACCTGCAGCGACAGATCGATCGACGCTGGCATGTCGACCGTGAAGTCATCCGTGTCAACCGGAAGCGGGAACTTCCAGATAGTGAACATGCCCATCACGCGGTGTAGCGGTCGTCGCCGGCGTCCCCGGACGGCGGCATGCCGGACAGCGTCGTGACATCGGCGTCGAGGATGCCGGTGGGCGGCGCGCTCTCCACGCGCCACTTCGCCGCCTGCCACGCCGCCGCGATCCAGGGATGCGACCGGCTCGTGATCTGGTTTGACCGCATCGCGGCCGCGATGTCGTTGAGCCCGTTCATGCCGCGCTGCTCGGCGTCGGCGATCTCCTGGTCCCAATCGATCGCCCAGAAGCGCACGTCGGCATCGCTCGCCGTCTCGAGCTCGAGCGCCAGGTCGTTGGCCATCGCTTCCGTGAGCTGGGCCATGCTGGCGATCTGCGGCAGCTTGAACCGCGTCAAGCGATGCAACGCGTCGTGATCGAGGCCGCGTTCGGCGCCGACCGCATGTAGCCGGGCGAGCTTGTTCGGGTTGGGAAGTGTCGATGCTGGGGCATCGAGGATTTCGCCGGTCTCGACGCTGACCGCGACACGCCGTGCGGACGAGATCGTGTCGATCTCGGTTTCGTCGAGCCATCCGAGCCCGCAGATCGAAAGGGCGACGCGACGCTTGGCCTTGGTTTCGGCTTTCATCAACGCGTTGGCGCGCTCTTCCGGACCAAGCTCGATGAACGTGCCATCCTTCTCGAAGAAGGACTTCCCGTTTTCGTTCTTCTTCCACTGACCGCCCGCCTTCCCCAGTGGAACGATGCCGGTCGCGGTGTCGACGCGTCCGTTGGGCAGCGTCGCCTTCGCTGTCACCATGTGCAGCCCGTCGATCGTCTCCCGTGAGACGATCTCGACGCTCACGCCGTGGATCGCGCGCAACTGGTCGGCACAGTCGCGCGTGGCATAGAGCACGAGCTTCTTGTCGAGTTCGATGTACTGAAACGGTCTGGTCAGCGGGTTCACCCCAATCGACCGGCACGTCTCGTTGTAGTAGCTGACCCGCTCTGCGGGCGTCAGTTGGCTGAGATCGCCCTTAATCACGACTTGTTCGATGATCGCGGCGGTGGCCTGCGTCGGCTGAATCGTGCGAATGGAACTGGGCTCGATCGTCGCCAGCCCGTTGGAATGCGACATGTCAGGTATCTCCTTGTGCGGGGCGGCGCCCGCGGTCTAGGCGAGGGACTCGGCGACGGCGATCGCCTCGCCAAGCCGATTGACGAGCTGCTTCGCCGCCTCGACGTCGAGCGCGGCGATGACCGTGCGGCCAGGCGTGTGGTGATCGAACGCGGAGACGAGTACCTTGTTGCGAAGCTCATCCTTGATGGACTGCCCAGGCTTGGTCGGAATCTCCGCGTTCCCCATCACGCCGATCGTCACGCCATCAACTCCGCCACACACCGGGCAGGCATCGGCGGCATCCACCGCTGTCCGGTACGCGAAGTCGTTCATGCCGTCTTGCATCGCCAGGTAGGCAGTCGCCGACGTGGGCATGTCCGTTCTCATCGCGGCGATCAGCTCGCGCGCCGCCCGCTCGATTCGTTCGTTGTTCATGACGAGGTGCTCCCATCCGCAGCCTGCGCCGCCTTCATCTCGGCGATCAGGTCGGCGATGCGGACGCGGCGCTCGGCGACCGGCTCGGTCGTGCCGCGCTCCCACATCGAAATCGACGCACCGGACACGCCGAACGCATCCGCCATCGCTTGCTGGCTCCAGCCCTTCCACGCTCGCAGCGCTCGGATGTCGGCTGGATCGATCCGAGCAGGCGGCTCGGCTTGCCTCAACGCGGTCGGCGCGAGCCCGGCGACCTGGGCGACGCGTGCGAGGTGAAACTCATCGACCACGACGAACAGCCGCTCGCCCGTCGCGTGGCAGACGTCGAGCAGCTCGCTCAGGAACTTGGCGTTCACGACGGTGAAGACGCCGTCCGGCACCTCCACGCGCCGCGAGCTGGCGATCAGGTCGCTGGCGACGGCATCGAGCCGCCGCCGCTCCCGCATGCGATCCGCGTAGGTGCTCGGCACGCGACCCGTGTAGATCTCCGGCTCGGCTACCGTCGCGACCATCGCGATCCTCCGTTGCCCATCAGGGCGTCAATTCGCCGGTCCCACGCGCAGCCCCAGCCGTATGGCCAGGGCGCGCGAGCGGGGCGGGCAAAGCGTGTCCAGCGCATCAGGACGCCAGCGCTTTCACGCTGTTTCTGGCAACCGCCGAGGCGACGCCATCGTCTTGATTCCGCATCGCCGCTTCAGCAATGCCGAGCAGGTGTGTCCGCTTGAGTCCGGCCTCAATACAGTCCCAATCCGGCTCACCCCTCCCTGTCCATTCAGTCGTGGTGCTGTCGCAGCGCCACCGCTCTTTGAGCGTGTGCGCGTGGCTGATCCGGACGCGAATCTCCGGCTCTTCGATGCGCACGGTCACGTCTGTTTCGCCCGCCTCGCCGTGGAGCAAGTCCTCGACGGACTCTTCGAGCGCCTTGACGCGAGCCACGAGCGTGGACAATTCGGTCTCAATGACGCGCGCCCGTGCGTGCGCTTCGAGCCGCGCCTGCTCGACTTCTGCCCGCACCGCCTCGATGCACCCGAAGAGCGCGTCCAGCCCATCGTCGGTAGCTGAGCTCTTCTCCCAGACCTCGACGGCCTTGTCCCATTGCTCGCTCACGCCGCCACCAGCTCTTTCGCGGCCTGGTAGTCCGCAAACGCTTGCGCGGCGTTGTCCAGGGCAATCCGCCCCGCCTCGGTGATCTGCACGACGACGACGCGCCGGTCGTGCACGCCCGGAATGCGCCGCACGAACCCGCTCCGCTCCAGGCGATCAACGAGCCCGGTGACCACGGCGGGCGTCACCCCGCTGTGGTCCGCAACTTCATGCATCGTGCGCGGCTGCTTGCCGATGAACGCCAGCGCCGCCGCCTGGGTCGCCGTAATGCCGACGTGGCCGTCCGCCAGCGCATGGTTCGCCTGCCGGACCAAGCATTCGGCCTGGTGGATTGATTCCACGTCCATTCCTGCTACCCTTTCTTGCGTCAGTGATCCGTGTTCCGAGCCCTGGTGCGTGCCCACGCATCGGGGCTCTTGCTATGCCGTAAAACCGGCGACTAGCCCCTTGGATACCGCGAGGCTGATCACGACGATCTGAACCGCGTTGGTAAGTCGCGCGGTCGCTTCGAATGCGACACCGTTCCCGGCTGCCAGCTCTGTCGCACTCATCACCGCAAGTAGCTCCGCCGCGCTCGCGAGCGTTCTTAGGTCATCCACCGAAAACAACTCGTGAATGTGAGCGGTATCCGCGGGGATCATCTGCTCCTCGGCCCGGAGACTCCGCGCGCTGACGATTTCTCCCGCTTTCAATTCGAGCGCGCCCATTGTTTGCGCCCACGCGCTTTGCGCGATGTCTGCCATCTGCCTGTCCTACGCCGCGTGCGGCCCGTCGCCGCCGCGCTCCCGGCGGAACGGCACGACGGTCGCCGCCGCCCGCTGCCACCGCTCCCGCAGCGTCCGCCTCACGCTCGGCGAGTCGATCCCCGCCGAACCGCCCGCGATCCCCGCGATCACGTGCATCGAGGTCGTGAGCACCGCCAGATGCGGCGCCAGCTCCGTCGACCGCACGTGATAGATGCGGATCGCTTCCTCGTGACTCACGTGGCCGTCCGCCAGCGCACGCCGCCACAGTGCCTCGACTTCCATGTTTGCCTCTTCCACGACCGTGGACAGGGGCGTTGGCCTGCTCATGGGAACCCGCTCCTCGTCACTAGACGCAACCTCCGGCTCGCCTGCTACGTTCGATGCCGCCGGGGTGCCCATTCTTCGAAGCGCCCCGGCGACATGGACCGCTTGGTTTGTCCGCCCTGCTGAGGAGTTACATGCGCCGCCTTCCTTTCGCGATTGGACAGGGACCAATCGGGCGCACCGCCCGTCTCCAGACCCTCGGCGACGGCATAAGACGCCGAAGGTCCGGAGACGGACGCCCCGGCATGTGCCGAGACGCCCGCCGCACGTTGGGAGAGGAACGGAACCGCCAGACGTGGTGTCTGGTGCTGGCGGTCCTGAGAACAGCAATACCGGCGCGCAGAGCGGTCCATCCCAGAACCACCCTTCGGGGGAGGCGTGAAATGGGTCACAACCCCGTTGACGCGCTCAACCGTTTCGGACGGCACCGCTGCTCTCAGGACCGTCCGCACGTCGTGCAGACGATCCCCGTGCTCGCCGGACACCAGCACCGGCCGGACGCTGGCTGCGCTGACGCGAGCGGGAGCGGTCATCAGGAGTCGTACCGCGCGGCATCGTGGCCCGCGGCCGCGAGGATCGCCCCGACGATCACGCCGAAGCAGGAGCCGACGAAGATCCCGATCAGGACGAAGACAAACCAGGGCACCAGGACCACCTCCTCTGGCGCGACTTCCGCGCCCGCAAAATCAGGCGGCGACCCGTCGTCGTCGCTCATCGAGACTGACGCGGGTGGCGATGCAAGCGGCCCACTGGGTTCGCTGCGCGTCATCCGCCCACCGGACCAGATCAGGACAGAGGTCGAGGTCGCGGGCTGCGCGGCGGGCTGCTGCCGCCCGATCGGGGTGCTCCGCGTCGATGGCGCCGGCGCGGACGAGAGCGGTGCCCAGTGCGGCGTATGGATCAACGGTCTGCCCAAACATCGGACACCTCCCAGATCGCCAGCGCGGTGGTTCAGTTGCTCCCAGGTGACCCAGCGGTATGTCATGTCACGCCGCCGTCGCGACGAGGTCGGGCGTCCGCGTCACGCGCTCGCCGCTCAGGCTGTCCACGACCCAGTAGTTGAGGCACCTGCGCCCGAACGGCAGATCGGACGGGCGAGTCGAGCGGAGGCACGACAGCCCGACCGCGTGCGCCTTGTCGGGATCGGCGAACCGCCCGAAGTACCAGTCCGCGGTCGAATCCTCCAGCCGCAGATACACCTCAAACGGTCGCGCCGACGCATCGGCGGCAATCCGGTTGATGTAGTCCTCAGTCCGTCTCATCGCGCGTCCCCCTCCCGATCGATCGGCCACCATTCGACCAACTCCGCCGTCTCCGGCAGCGACGGCTCCAGCTCGCCGTCTTCGTCACGCTCACCCGGCAGCGGCGGCCACCAGCCCGCGTCTTCCGGATCGTTCGCCCGCAGGTACGCCCACTCGCTCATGACGCTCACCTACGCCGCCTCCTTCGCGCCCGCCGCCATCGCCCACAGCAACGGCAGCACCCCGTCCGCAATCAGCCGGTGCACCGTCTCCGGCGTCACATCCGCCGCCGCGGCCTCGTCGCCAGCAGCAACGCCACCGCGAACGCCAGGATCAGCAGCGCATCCATCGGTGGGCTCCATCAGGCGGCCTGCGCTTCCTGCTCGGACTGCGCTCGCGCCGCTTCTAGGACTTCCCTGACCAGGACGCTCTTCGGCACGCCGCGTCGCTCCGCCTCTTTCGCGATCCACGCGATGAGCGAAACCGTCAGAGAGAAACTGGCGGTCGGGAGCGTCACTCGGGTCACTCGCTCACTGTTTCGGAGGTCCGTCATTGCGCTTCCTTCGGTATGTCATGACTCATTGCAGGGAGTGTAAGCCCGGCTTGCGTCATTGTCAATAGCCGATCTGCGCGCCATCCTGGAGACGGTCGGGACCGTCGTCTACGGCCCAGACGGGGTATGGATTCGCTACGTGGCTCCCTTTGATGCGTTCGTGCCGGAGCCGTGCCTGGTAACGTGGTAGCTAGTCTGCCGCCATCCCCGCGAACAGCGGTAGTTCTGCGTTCGCCGATTCCGCCCGCTTCAGGTTGCGGACCCCCACCTGCCAGTACGACGGCTTGAGCTCGATGCCGATGGCCTTCCGCCCCAGCCGCATCGCCTGATAGCACTCGGACGCGATGCCACCGAACGGCGTCAACACCGTCTCGCCTTTGTTGCTCCACAGCTTCACGCATCGCTCAATCGTGCCGAGTTGCAGCGGGCAGATATGCCGTTCGTCTTCTTCTGACCGCGCCTCAACGACGTTCAGCGTCTCGGTTTCGCGAATGCCGTACCACGTCGCGAACGCCCCGGCATCGGCGGCGCGGTCGCCGTCATCGCCCGGCCAAGTCGGGTTCGCGTATTCGATCCACAGATCGCGTGACACGTCGCCGCCAACTACGGGTACAGCGTTTTCGCCCGGCTTGCGGAATTTGAGGATGTAATCGGGTAGCGCCGGACGGTTCCATGTTCGGTCGCGTTCCAGTTGGCTCATGGTGAGCGCCTTGGAGTGCGTGCGAATGGACTGTGCCTGCTGGTTTTTGTCGATCGGAATGCGGGCGTCGAACACCCAACCCGCCGCGATGTAGGAGCGGATCACGTCGCCAGAGAAGTCCTTGAGACCGATGTATCCGTCTCGTGCCAGCATCGCCGGGGTATCTGCGACGTGCACCGCCGTCACCCGCCCCGGCATGGTCACCCTCAGCACCTGGTCAATGATGTAGCGGTAGTGGTCGAAGAACTCGCGCTCGCCCGAGTTTCCCAGGTCACGTTCGGATGGCGAGTAGACGTAGAGGCTCGAGAACGGCGGCGAATAGACCGACAAGTGGATGCTGTTGTCCGGCAAAGCCATCAACACTTCCGCGCTGTCGCCGTTGTACCAAGCAACGTCATCGGTGATGTACTGATCGATCACGTTCACGCGGCCACCTCCAGCCAGTTCGGGAGCACCATCGGCACGGTCGGGTTGTACGGGATCGTCTGTTGCGCGTGGCCCATTTCGGCCTGTTCGTAGGCGGCGACGTGCTTGACCAATTCATCGGCCATCGCCATCGCCTCGCGCTCCTTCCTAAGCACGTTGTGATAGATCGGTTCCTCCGGCTCGGTCAGCACGATATGCGCACGTACCTCCCGTACTTGCCCAAACCGCCAGCATCGACGGATGGCCTGGAAGTACTGTTCGTAGCTGTCACCCATGCCGACGAACGCCATGCGGGCACAGTGCTGGAAGTTCATGCCGAACCCGGCGATGCTCGGCTTGGTGATGAGCACGCGCGTCTCGCCGCTGGCGAATCGCCAAAGCGCATCAGCCTTCGCGTCCGCGCTCATGCTGCCTTCGACGTTGACGCCATCCGAGATCAGCCGCGCCATTTCGTCGGCTTCGTCGTTGAGCCCGCACCAGACAATCCACGGCTCGGACGCATCTGCGTTGACCAGTTCCGCCGCAGCATTGGTCCGCTCGCGGATCGTGCTCTTACGAACGTTCGCGCGGTCGGTGATGCCCTTGAGCGACGTGGCGAAGAGTTGGCCCGGCGGCACGTACTCGCTCGGCAGAATCACCGGCTCAATCGCCAGCGCCGGAAGCTGGTACGCGCCGTCGTCGTACCCGAGATCGGACGGGCGTTGCAGCGACATGCCCCACGATGCCAGCCACCGATAGAACGGCTCGCGGGCGTGTCCCTTCAGTCGCCATCCGGCATCGTCATGCACGAAAAACATCGCGAGCATTTCGACACGCGAGAGCACGCCGAGAAACTCGGCGTGGTTCGCCAGCTCCGCGGTGTCGTTCGGGGCGGGTGTCGCGGTGCAACAGAGCCGGTACGGGGTCGCGCTGAACTGCTCAATCAGGCGCGTTCGCGTCTTGCCGTCGTGCGCCTTGAGGATACTCGACTCGTCCAGCACGACGGCATCGAACGCGGCCGCGTCGAACTTCTCGACCATCTCATAGTTCGTGATCGTGAGTGGCCCGGCGTCGGCCATCGTGCGGGCGTGAACGAGATCCACGCCCAGCGTCGCCGCCTCTCGCACGGTCTGTTGTGCGACCGCGAGCGGCGCCACGAACAGGACGCGCCCGCCCGTCAACCGCCCCCACTCAACTTGCATGCGCGT